AGGCGAAGGTGCCGTCGGTGATCGTGCCCAGGTGGGCGATGAACATCGCACGGGTGTAACCGGCCCGGTCGACGGTGACGCCGTCGGCGCTGGCGGTCCGGACGTTCGGGAGCTGGGTGGAGACGATGCTCACCCCGGCGTCGATGTCCTGGTTGGAGACGAGTGTCATGGTGGGTTCCCTCCTCAGGGTGTTGCTGCTGCTCGGGGTCGAGCGTCAGGCTCCGGCACCCCGCCCGGCATGGCAGGCGGGCGGGATGCCGTGGTCTGACTCCCGGCGGGGAGATCAGCCGGTCTGGAGCAGGTACTTCGCGGCCGAGGGGTCCTGCACCAGCGAGTCGATGCGCTCGTAGGCGAGGAAGCCGACCTGCAGCGAGTCGGCGAACTTCTCGCCGAAGCGGATCACCGACGCGCCCTTGACCTTGCGGACCACGAACGCCGACGACCAGTCACCGAACGCCACGGTCTTCTTGGCCGCAGCGACCGTCGAGTCCATGTCGTTGTTGATGACGTAGCCGTAGCCGTTGAACAGCGACGGGGCGCCGACCTGCAGCGACGGCTCCCACAGCGGGCGGCCGAGGCCTTCGCCGCCGGAGTCGTCGCGGAGCTTGCGCAGGTGGGCGAACACCAGGTCGTGGAACTTCCACTTGCAGCGGGCCGGGTCCCGGTAGGCCGGGTCGACCGAGTGCTCCAGGTCGATCAGCTCGTTGTAGGTGATCGCCGTGGCGCTCTCGGAGGTGCGGCCGGCGGTGAGGCCGGTCATGTACCCCTGGGGCTGGGTGGTGCCGTTGCCGTTCGTGAACCGGCGGTTCTCGATGCGGCCGAGGCGGATCCCGATCTTCTTGCCGACGAAGGCCTCCATGTCCATGGTCGAGTCCTGGAGCAGCTGGAAGCTGATCTTCTGGACGCCCGACACGTAGGTGAACGCCTCGAGCTGGAGCCGGCCGAACTCGACGTCGCCCTCGTTGGTCGCCTCGACGTTCTCGCCGAGCTGGTAGCCGATCATCGCGGTGTCGTCGTTGCTCGCCCACGGGATCGGAGCACCGTTGTCGGTGGTGATCACCTCGGCGCCGTCCATGGCGCCGCCGTAGAGCTTCTGGGTCTCGGTGACCTTCGCCCAGAACGCCTCCGAGACGGTGAACCCACCAGCGGAACCGACGCCGGCGCCGAGGGCCCGGGCCTCCTTGCTGTTGTCGAGGTTGGCCTGGAGGAGCTGGCGCTGCTCCTGGTCCATGTCCTGGGTGCCGCTGCGGAGGAAGGTGTCGAAGGCCTTGCGGTACTTGGCCTCGGTCGAGTTGTCGGCGCGCTCGCCGTCGGCGCCGAGGACGATGGTGTCCTCCTCGATCTTGTCGAATCGCTTGGCGAGCTCCTTGTCCTTCTGGGTGCGCTCGACGTCGGCGATCACGGTGACCAGTTCGGCGTCGGCCTTGTCCCAGGCCTCGCGGAGTTCGGGGGTCCAGCCCCCGTCGTCGGCGTCGACCTTGGAGCGGATCTCCTGCATCTGCGACCAGAGGTTGGCCTGCTTGTCGAGGAGCTGTCGTTCGGTTGGCATGTCACTGTCCCCTTTCGAAGGAACGGCTGAGGGTCTGGATCCGGAGATCGCGGAGGCGATCACCGGGGTCGATGGCGTCGTCGGTGCCCGTGGTCTCGGCCGGCGGGTCGTCGACGTCGTCGTCGGTGCGGCTGTCGCCGCTGGAGTTCCCCGTGGTCTCAGCCGGCGGGGAGATCTCGGCGCCTCGTGCAAGCGAGTGCAGGGCGGCCATCGTTTCGGGGGTTGGGTCCGCGAGGCGGCGAGCCAGCATGTCGAGGTCCACTGCGGACCAGCCGGCCGAGCGGGCTGCGGCCATGACGTCCATGCGCAGCCCGGCGTCCGTCTCGACGTAGGCCGGGTACGTCACCGGCGACACGTCCCACAGGGCGACCTCGGTGTGGCGGAGCAGCTCGGTGCCGTCAGCGAGGTAGGACCACTCGTAGGCGACCATGTCGAACGCGAACGACATCTGGGTGATGTCGCCACGGTCGAGAGAGATCGCGAGGTCCCGGCCGTAGGAGGTCGGGGCCATGTCGGCATCGACCGCCAGGCCGACCGCGTCCTCGACGAGCGCGAGCGTGTCCGACGCTGCGTGGGCGAGGCGAGCGAGGATCAGGTTCGGGTCGTGGTTGATCAAGAACCTGACGTCGGCTTCGCCGAGCGTCTTGGTGAAGCACCCAAGGGCCATCTCCTCCCAGAAGCCCCACCGCTTCGACCCGATCCAGGTGCGGGTGTCGAACACAGCGGCGTGCCCCTTGAACCCGATCGGGGCCTCTGGGTCGTCAGCGCGGACGACGGCGCGCTGGTCGAGGGGGGCCACGCGTCGCACGTGGCCAGCGCCGTCGACGGGCAGGTCGATCGTGCGCTTGCCGGTGTCGAGAGGGATCGACCGGCGCGCCATGTCGGGTACTGCACGGCTCATGATTGACCTCCGTCGGTCGGTGAAGGGGGCGTCGGGTCAACCCCAGGGCCCAGGCCGGCACCGCCCCGGTTGAGGAGCTCGCGTGCCTCGTCGCTGGTGATGACCTTCCCCACAGCCAGGTAGATCCGCTGCAGCGCAGTGGTCATGTCCATGAGGGACAGCGACCGCTCGCCGCCGTCGGCAGGGTCGAGCATCTCGAAGTTCTTCGGGATCGTGTGGAAGTCCAGGCCCGGCACGGGCTGGACGTCCTCGAGCGACCGGATGTCGTTGGGTGACAGGGCGCCGATCGAGGCCAGAACCCGATAGAAGTCGGCGCGCGCCTTGGAGTCGCCGCGCAGCAGGCCCTCGAGCGAGTTCTTGGAGTAGGCGTTCGCAGGCAGGAGCTCGCGGTCGTAACGCTGCTCGTGGAGGGTGATCCAGTGCTGCAGGGTGAACTTCACCCAGCCGAGGACCTGCTGCTCGATGCCGGTGCCCCAGCTGGTCGAGCCCGACACGTCACCGATCAGGTGCGGTGGGGTGCCGACCATTCGGGCGACCTCGGCCACCGACCACTTCCGGGACTCGAGCAGCTGCACGTCCTGGGGTGGAAGCGCAACCGGGACGAACGTGGCGCCGTTGTCGAGGACAGCGACGTCACCTGCGTGCTCAGGGCCGGAGGTGATCGCCCGCCATCGGGCCTTGAGCCGATCGGACTGGGTTTGGGCCAGGTCCTTGTCGGTGCTGAGGATGCCCGACAGCCGGGAGCCGTTGGCGAAGAGCGATGCCGCCGAGTCGTCGGCGGCGATCGAAATGCCCATCGACTGACGGAACGCTTCGAGTGGACGGACGCCGGTGACGCCGTCCATCGACATGTAGGGGATGTGGAGGATCTCCCGCGACGTGTAGCGGTGCTCCTGGCCCTTGAGATCACGGATCAGGAACAACAGCCCTTCGGGGTTGTCGTCGCTGAGGTCGACCTCGATGACGCGGACTCGGGCCGGGTGGATCGGCCACACCTGTACGACGCGCCCGGAGCCGTCACGCAGCTTGCGGTTGAAGCTCGCCCCCCAAGCGATGCCGTGCATGTAGCAGGTGTTCCGCCACTCGATCTGGGTCTGGCGAGGGTTGGGCTTGTCGAGAACGGTGGGCAGCGGGAACGGATCGCGGGTGCCGGTCTGGAACGTGTGAAGCGGAAGCGCCGACAGGGTGCCGGCGGTGACAGCGATCGCCCGGTAGTAGGCGGGCAGCCCGAGGACCCGCGTCTCGGTCACCGCCACGCCAGCGGCCCGGGCGCCGCCAGTGATCCACTCGGCCAGGTTGGTGTCGGTGAGCGGCAGCGACTCGAGCGAGACCGAACTGCGGGCCTGGCGGAGCAGACCACCCAGAACGGTCACGCCTTGCCCACCCGGCTGCGACGGTCGAGCTCGGCACCCTTGGTGATGAGGGCCACCGCGGCCACCAGCCATCCGCCCCGCTCCACCTGGGCTGCCACGAAGTAGGCCAAGCAGGCCGCTCCGGTGGCCTCGATCAGGTCCGCCCGCGCACGCCACGCGAGCGCCACGGGTGCGACGAGCACGCCCGCAACACCGAACACGATGACCACGCCGAGGCGGCGCAGCTTGAAGAAGGTTCGCTTCACCACAGGTTCACCGTCCCTGGCTTCTCGTCGATGTGGTCGAGCTCGACCTTCAGTGCGTTGGCCAAGGCCGCGAGGCCGTCGACGCGCTTGGATGTCTTGGCCCGGTCCGGCTTGACCAACTTGATGCGGTCCTGGTCGTCACGGCGGACCTCGGCGCTGTCGGCGTTCCACCGGGCCACCGGGTTGCCGCCATGGCCGAGCAGGAGCTCGTCGGCATAGACCGCCGCGGCGTCGTGCTGCACCATCCGCATGAGCTCCTTGAGCGGCTCGGACAGCGCGTAGCCCTGCGGG